AACAAGATTTAGATCCATTAACATGTCCATTCTGTGGATATGAAGTGGAAGATGAGGAAGACATTGAACAAAGATATGAACCGAACGATAATTGGGATTGATTATTCATTAACAAGTCCAGCTATTTGTGTTACTACTGATTTTAAAATAGAAAACTCTAACTTTTATTTCTTATCAAGTAAAAAGAAACATGAGGGCAAGTTTGGTAAATATATTACAGGTCAATTGCATGATGAATGGGATAATCCTATTGAAAGATTTGCAAAGATAAGTGATTGGGTAATCTTTGTATTAGAAGATTTACATCCAGACCCGAATAGAATAGTCTTTATTGAGGGTTACTCTTTTGGTTCAAAAGGTCAAGGTATATTTCAGATTGCTGAAAACTGTGGTATATTGAAGTATAGATTACGAGAAGAAAATTGGTATTATGATACTGTTGTACCAAGTGTTGTTAAGAAACATGCAACAGGTAAAGGCAACGCTGATAAAGATATGATGTATGAGGCGTGGTTAAAAGATACAAAGATTGACTTGAAACAAATATTTGATACATCTAAAGTGGGAAATCCACTATCAGATATTGTTGACAGTTATTATATTGCGAGAACAGGTTATGAAAATATTGAAAGCAAAAAAACATCCAAAAACTGATCTACCATTAGAACTATTTAATGTAGCTGAGTTGATTTGTATACCTAAAGAACATTGGTTACAAAAAAGAATAGAAGAGTTTGAATACAATAAAAGTTTTGAAAACCATGGTATGATATGGCCTATATGTGTAACAGATGAAAAACCTGATTGGGTTGATAAAAGATTAAGACCTAAAAATCCATGGCATTATACAGACGGTAAATTAAATCCAGGTTTATATGTACACACAGGTAACAAGAGAGTACATTGGGCAAAACAAAATGGTTACGATCAAATTGAAGGATATAAAATGACAACTATTGAACATAAACGTGATCTTAGAAGAATGACATCTATAAATCATACGGAGATACCTAAATGATTAATATTCCAGATACAATAATGACAACTGATGGTTATACACCACATAAATTTATAAATGGATTTGTAAAGTATTGGGAAGATTTAAGAGATGAATGGCCAGCTGCAAGTTTATTTAAAGAAGAGGGTCATATAAAACCTAGGAAACATGGACAAAGACCTCATCTAAGAATGTTTATGTGTTATGCACCTCATCCTGATAGTTCATATTTTGACCGATATAAAATACACCGATATCAATTATCTGAAACATGGGATTATTTTGTAGATAAAATCTTTAGTAGTAAAGAATATATAGATTGGATAAAAGAAACATTAGAAATACCAGGTAATAATTTTAAATTTAGATTTGATTGGCACTTAACAAAATGGGGACAAGACGTATCACCTCATGTGGATAGTACGACTAAATATGGTAGTCATTTAATATACTTTATGCCAGAGGGTTGGAATGAAGAGTGTGGTGGTAATACAATATTTTATAAAGGTAAACTTGTTGACAATATGAATCCAGAACCTACAGACTTTGCTCATAAACAACAATATATTAATACAGGCAATACTTCATTGTTATTTAAAAATAGTCCTGAAGGTTGGCATGGTGTAACAGAGGTAAATACTGAATTAAATAGACAAATATTTAATGTGGTGATTTTGAAAAACGATTAGGAGATAATATGAAAGATGTAAAAGGTTGGCAACTGCCAGATTGGGACGATCATTATGAAAAGATGTTGATGGAGTATAATGGTAAATGGGAATATCAAAAAGAAACTAGAGATTTCTCTTTAGGTTTTGTTAAAGCATGGAATATTGCATTAGATATAGGTGGTAATATAGGTTTCTGGTCACAGGACTTATGTAGAAAGTTTAAAACAGTTCGAGCATTTGAACCACATCCAGAAAACATAGCTTGTTATAGAGAAAACATGAAAGAGTTTAATAACTGGCAACTAGAAGAAATCGCATTATCAGATAAACAAATGGAGAACGCAGAACTATTTGCTTCACCAGATGAAAGTGGTAATGTAAGTTTACTTGCTCATGGTGTAACACATGGCAACTCTAAAAGAATTTTAGAAGAAAAACAACTAAGTAAAACTTTAGTTGATGTAAAAAAACTTGATGATTACTTATATGAATATAAAGGTAAGAATATAGATTTTATAAAAGTAGATTGCCAAGAACATGAAAAAGAAATAGTAAATGGTGGTTTAGAATTACTAAAAGACCATGCAACTGTAATATGTTTAGAATTGCCTTGTAGAAATTCTGTAGAACAAAAATACCATGATGATATTGTTGAAGTATTAAAAGATATTAATTATACACGAAGAGGCAATAAAAGAAAAGAAACTATCTTTACTAAGTGGGTAGATTAAATGTGTGCAATACACGGCATAGGTTTTAAAGATACAGACCTCATCAATAAGATGTTGGCTGTGGCGCACCATAGAGGACCAGACTATAAACAATCCTGGCACGACACCGATATAACCTTAGGCCACAATTTATTATCTATTGTAGGTCAAGTAAATGAAAGTAAACAACCATATCAATATGAAGATTGTATATTAGTTTTTAATGGCGAAATATATAACTACAAAGACTTATCACATAATCCTAAGACAGATACAGAAACATTAGCTAAAGGTTTAAAAAACGAAGGCTGGGAGTTTCTAAAAAAATGTGATGGTATGTTTGCTCTTGCATTTTACAATACAACAACTAAACAATTAATTTTAGCAAGAGATACAAATGGTACAAAACCATTATATTACGGTTACCTAAAAGACAAATTATATTTTTCTAGTGAAATTAAAAGTTTATTAGAATGTGGTTTTGAAAGAAAGATTTGTAAAAGAGCATTAAGTTTATATTATAATCAAGGTTATGTACCAGGTTATTTAACAATGTTTGAGGGTATTAAGAAGTTAGTACCAGGTCAAGTGTTAGTAGATAAACAAAGTTATAACTTATTAGATTATGATTTATTAGTACCAAAAAAATTAGATATTGATTTTGTTGCCAAACAAGTGCAATTAAAAAATAATTATGTAGTACAACAAACTTTAATGGGTAGAAGAAACATAGGTTTATTTCTATCAGGTGGTTTAGATTCAACTTCAATATTATACGAGATGAAAGAGCTAGGTGTAAAACCTAGGACATTTACATCTAGTTTTGCAACAACTGATCCAGAGAGTTTATTAAATGAAGATAGTAAACTGGCACAAAGATTATGTAAAGATTGGGGTATAGAAAATAATATTGTTTATCAAACTCAAAAAGATTATGTTGACGCAATAGAAGATACCTTTTATGCATTAGAAGAACCAAGACAAGGTAAAAGTTTTCCAACATATTACAATATGAATAAGTTTATGGCAAGTAATGATATTACTGTTACATTAGCAGGTGATGGTGGTGATGAATTGTTTGCAGGATATAAACACCATAAGAGCCCTAATTGGCCTGGTAAATTAAAATCATTAAGAAAACATAATCGACCACTTAAAAATCCAGAATTAGAATGTGGTAAAGATGACCAAATAGATTATTTAAAAGAATGGTTACCAATGCAACAAATAAAAGATGAAGACCATTTAAATGATTTCATGTACATAGAGAGTTTAAATAGTTTAGCTGAAGATTTTTTAATTAGAAATGATAAGTTAGGTATGGCACACAGCATGGAAGGTAGATTTCCTATTTTAAATAAAAGATTAAGAGATTACGTAAGAGCTTTACCAAGTAAATTAAAAGTTGATGATAGATTTTATCAACACCCTAGGTTTTATCATAAGTATTTACAAAAGAAAGCATATGAAGGATTACTACCAGATTATATTATTAATCATGTAAAAACAGGTTGGCGTTTCCCTACAGATGAAATACTTGTAGGTAGAAAAGATCAACCAGCACCAGACAACGGAGTTTTAAAAGACTATATAAGAGAAACACTAAACGATAAAGAACTTATGGATATATTTGAATATGATATGACAGATGTTGAAGATAGATATTTAAACAATAGAGATTTTGATAAAAAATCAGGTATAGGTCCTAGATCACAGAAAGAATTATTTTGTACTCTTAACTTTGCAGTATGGAAGAAAGTATATGGTATGTCAATATGAAACTATTAACTGTTACAACTTGGAATAATAAACTATACAAAGAGTACGCTCATAGATTTGAGAAGACATATAACTTATCGTGGCCATATACTGTATATAATGAAGATGATGGTATGTTTGAAGCAATACCAGATTTAAAAGCATTTGTTGAAAGAAACAAAGATAAACCTACAGATAATTTTTTACAAGACGCAGTAAGATTTAGTTATAAAGTATATGCATATTGTCATGCTATAAAACAATACAAAGATGAATACGATTTTATTATGGGTATTGACGCAGATAGTGTATTTTACCACCCTATACCCGAAGACATTGTAGCTAAAAAATTATATAAAGAAAATTGTATGATGACTTACCTTGGTAGAGGTGGTCAATATAGTGAATGTGGTTTTTTAGGTTTTAATTTGAAACATCCTGAAACACAAAACTATGCTAGAGAAATGTTAAAATTATATAATAGTGATGAGATATATAAACTAGTAGAAACACACGACAGTTTTGTTTGGGACCATGTAAGAATTAAATTTGAATTAGAAAAAGGTGTAAAGAATAATAATATTGGAGATCACAAGAAAGCCCATGTACAAGCGAGATCAATATTAGGTCAGTTTTATGACCATACAAAAGGCGCCAGTAGAAAAGCAATGGGTATGAGTGGTGAAAACCAAATGGTTTTAAGAGAGGGAAAGAAAAGATGATAAACGTCTTCATAGGATATGATAGTAAAGAAAAGGTTGCCTTTAATACATTATCATATTCAATATTAAAACATAGTACAAAACCGGTGGCAATAACACCGATTTACTTACCGAATATTAAAGATGACTTTGTAAGAGAGCGTAATGCTATTTCTAGTACAGAGTTTTCATTTAGTAGATTTATTATACCTCACCTAATGAATTATAGAGGGTGGGCATTATTTATGGATTGCGACATGTTAATGACAACAGACATAGCTGAACTATGGAGATTGCGTGACGACAAGTATGCTGTTCAAGTTTGTAAACACGATTATGTACCTAAACAAGAAAAGAAGTTTTTAGGTCAAGTACAAACAAAATACGAAAAGAAAAACTGGTCTAGTTTTATGTTAATGAATTGTGCTAAGTGCCACGAATTAACACCTGATTATGTAAACTCAGCAACAGGTTTACAGTTACATCAATTTAAATGGTTAGAGGGAGATCATATGATAGGTGATTTGCCTTTAGAGTGGAACTGGTTAGTCGGTGAATACGATTATAAAAAAGATATAAAGAGTGTTCACTTTACTGAGGGTGGTCCTTACTTTGAAGATTATAAAGAGTGTGATTATGCAGATGATTGGTATGAACACTATAAAGAAAGTAGTAAAGTAAATTTAAAATGAAACACT